AAATATTCTGCAATGTGATGTCTCAAAAGATACTCTTTTGATATTAAATATTCCCATCTGTCCACTACTTGCCAACTCTCGGCATTATTAAAGCAGTTCCACACCCAACCGCAAAATTCACCATATCATGACCGTTTTCTTTTGCCCAATCAACAGCGGCGTAGTAAGAGCCAATGGTCGGATGATCCCCATCAGAGCTATTGTTTGTATCATGAACAGTTATAGCCCAAACCTTATGTTTGTTCATATTTCCACCATAATTATTTAAATCTTTATATACCTGTTCGTATGAATGGTCTGCATCAACATGTAAATAATCAATTGAAGGGAATAAACCGTAACACTCATCTGTTGTATTGACAATCAGATTTATTTCTGGATAGCCCTCTATGCCTGTCTCTGTGTACACGGGCAACCCCCAGGGACCAATATTTGCATCAATTAAATTAATATTAAACTGGCCGAGAAGACCTTCTTCAATTAATGTTCTTTGCGCCTCTACCATTAACTTTGGAACAAAGCCAGCCCCCGAACCCAAGCACACAACACTACTGGCTCTTAACGAGTAGGGTAATGTGTAATAAAAAGATCCCATGCCTAAATGATTACCAACAGAACCGTGTGATTCTGACCATTTAGATGTTTTGATTATCTCCTCAAACCTTGACATAATCTTCCTTTTTAAGAGATTTTCTTTCTATGTAATTGTCAATAGAAATTATACCATTCTCGTTTTCAATTTTGTATGAATCTAAGCGAGTTAATGTTTTTTGGTCCTCAATTTTATTGAGTCTAACAGCATACCAATTTCCAACCGAGACAACATGTCTAAGTTTTTTAAAAATTACAGGGAAAATAACAACCTTGAAGATTGAGTCTCCGTCCCAGCAGTAAAGGTTGGACATGTCTGTGCCTTTTGATGTGGTAAATGTCCTCTGATGGAATACATACATCAATGTCTTTTCATCATTTACCAAACCCAAACCAGTGTTATACAACCACTCTTGTTCATGTTGCTTGCCTTTTGATATTTTCATCATTAGGTTGTATAAAGGAGTGCCGTGGTATTCATATGCATCACAAAAAGCATGCAGTGTCCTGTCACCTATTAATGCATAAACAAAATCTCTTGTTGCAAGTTCAGTATTTCTTTCTGCAAAAACTGTTGTTGAGCCTGAATGATCTTCAAATTCAATCCGCAAATACTGAGGTGTCTTTTTTGTAGACCGGACCACCGCTTTTACAAGAGTGAGAGGAGAATTTGTTTCATGGAAATCAACAATCTCTCCCACAAGAGTGTCAATTTCGTTTGCCCCTCCAGTTTGCTTGAGAGAGAAACCCAAGATGGGCAAGTAATACTTTTCATGGTCATACTGAGAAGCATGACCGATTTCAGAAAACGCACCAACCTTGTCAAAGTTTTCTCTCAGTGTGCTCTTAACAGCTGTCTTGCGACATTTATTTGTGAACTCTTCATAAGAATTAAAAGGTCTCTTTGCAAAAATTTCTTCAATAGCAGCTTTACCACAAGAAGCAACATTTGAAAGACCAAAACGAATTGCGTCACGATCAATTGTGAACAACTCACCTGAGATATTAATATCTGGAGGTAATATCGTGATACCCATTCTCTGCGCTTCCATCAAGTATGCAGTAATCTTGTCAGTCGCAGTTTCGTTATACAGCAAAGCCCAAACAAACTCAACAGGGTAATGTATTTTTAACCACATCGTTTGGTATGAAAGCATTGAATAAGAAACCGCATGAGATTTATTAAACATGTACAAGGCTGCCAGTTCAAACTCAGACCAAATTTTCTTTGCTGCAGTCTTTGTAATATAAGGATTGTTAATAAACTTCTCCTTAAACTCATCAAAACCGGCAACATCCCTTTTCTTACCAATGATCTTCCTCAACTTGTCTGCTTCGGCCCATGTAAAACCAGCAATAAGCACCGCCATCTGCATCAGTTGCTCTTGGAAAATAACTGTTCCATAAGTTTCTGCAAGGACTTCTTTCACAACCTCATGAGGGTATGAAGGTTTAGCGTTGCCCTTCTTGCAGTCAATGTATTTCTGCCCCTGCGAAAGAAGAGCGCCTGGCCTAACAAGGGCGTTGGAAACAACTAGGTCATTGAAATTGTCAATGCCCATTCTTTCAATTAAATTTCTATAAGCAGCGGCATCTGCTTGGAATACACCTACAGTATTACCAGAATTAAAATTCTCAAAAATTAAAGGGTCGTCTAGGGTTAGCGATGCCTTTCGTGTATCAATTCCCCTTGTTTCCTTAATCTTGTTTATGCAATCTTTAATCACAGAAACAGTCTTGAGACCAAGAATATCAATTTTAATTAGACCGACAGCCTCGGCATCTTCCATATCAAAAGCCGTAACAACCGATCTTTCACCGGTTGCCGAATCTTTACGGGTTTCAACAGGGCAAACTTCACTTAACGGTAACGAGGAAACCACCATGCCAGCAGCGTGGACTCCAGCATTTCTAATCCGACCTTCAAGCATCCTTGCAGTTGTCGGAATATCTGGATATTTCCGACAGAAGATTTTACCCTTCTCTGTTGCAACCAGTTCATCAATGGTTTCAAAGTATGGGGTAATAGCATTGATTTCTTGATACGGAACCTGAAAGACTCTAGCAACATCCTTAACTGCTGACTTTGGTTTGAACTCTCCATATGTCGTGATAGCTGCAACATTATCTGCACCCCAACGCTCTCTTAAATAATTACGGACCTCACCACGGCGCTTGTCCTCAAAATCAAGGTCAATATCTGGGTAGTCGTTTCTTTCCGGATTGATGAATCTAGAGAACAGAAGCCCATACTTAATGGGGTCTACAAGAGTAATATCCAAAAGGAATGCCAAAACAGAACCACCGACAGAACCACGACCAGGGCCGCGACCAATACCGTTATTGTCTGCCCATTTAACAAGATCCCAAACAATCAGGAAATAATCAGAGAACCCAAGATTGTTGATAATTGACAATTCTTCTTCAAGCCGAACCTTGTATTGTTCACCAAGACTCCTGTTCTTGATTGCAAACTCTGCAATTTCACGCAGATAATTGTTTGATTCAAGAACCTTGGAATATTTGGGAAGAAGATTGCGTTTTGTGACAACCTCGGCTGAACACTTCTCAGCAATCTCCATTGTATTTTCAAGGTATAGCACATTATCATAGCCAACCTCTCTAAACCAAGAATGAACCGTTTGGGCATCTGCAATATAAGGATTAATCTCATCAAATCTTAAAAACCTCTGAGGATACATTGCATTTATCTTGTCCACAAGGTCATGCTTGTGGTCGCTTACTGAGGTAATATTGGCTTGGGCAATTCTAATATCTGCAGCACTTAATGAAGGGTACTGAGACACCATTAGAAGAACCTCTTCGGCTCCACGGTGGCTGTGCGTTGGAAAATGGCAGTCAGCCGTAGCAACAACCTTTTTGTTATAGGTGTTGGCCAGTTTGATTAGATTGTCATTGAGGTTTTTTGAGTTCCATGCTTGGATTTCGTAATAAAAGTCATCTCCAAAGATTTTGATAAATCTCTCGGACAATTCTTCAGCCCTGGCATAATTACCAGCCTCAATTGCCTTTGAAATTGCACTGGCCATACAACCAGAAAGGGCAACAATATCGCCCCTGACCATCTGCTCTAGAAGAGCAAAATCAATGCGTGGTTTATAATAAAAGTTTTTGGTCCAACCCAATTGAGACATTTTGAAAAGTTTGTTTAAGCCCTCATTATTCTTTGCAAGAAGGATGAGATGAAAACGCTCGTACTTTGTTTGTTCGTCTTGACCAATTGAGGGGACAAAATAAGCTTCAATGCCAAAAAGGGGTTTTACATTATTCTTACGACACGCATCCTGAAATTTAAGAACTCCACCCATCGTGCCGTGGTCTGTAATTGCCGAAGCAAATTGACCGTTTGTACTTGTAATCTGTGCAATTTCATTTGGCGTAGACATACCATCTAGCAATGAATATTCGCTGTGACAGTGCAAATGCACAAAGTCAATCATTTAGTTCCAATCTAAATCGTAAAGTGTTTCTATTGTTGGAAATTCGTTCCAGTGCGGCTCATTGTACCACTGCTTTCTCAGGTAAGCATTTACACCTTCATTCAAAAGAATTCTTACTTCGTTCGGATTATCTTCAACAACAAAAGCCGGATTCAATTTTTCAATCACGCCGTGCTTCTCATGTATGTTTGTAAAAGAAACACTGGATGCTCCAACTCTCCATGTGTCCAGCCATTCATGAGTCGTCTTCATTGCAGCACTACAGCGCCTTGCTGTCACAATATGTATATCAATATTTTGGCTAAACCAGTAGTTGATCTGGTGCCATGCGTCCGCGTATGGCTTTAAATTTTTCCAAAATATTGTGTTGTTGAATACGTTCATTGCCTCTGGATCATTTGAATCACTAATCAACCAATGTGAATAGTCATAATCGGCCACGCCTTTTGCCATGAATATCTGGGATATGGGCGTATCAATGTCGGCAATAACGCCATCTAAATCTAAAACAATATTTTTCTTCATAATTTTGGACAAGCAAATAGGGAGCCCCGAAGGGCTCCCCATCGCCATTCACCTCACCAAGTGTCTTTTTCAATTTCTCCGGTTGTATAAAACTTCTCCTGCTTCTCATAAGGAAGAGTTAAATACATATTTGTAAGATCATGATATGGCAAATTCTTAATTGAATCTGGCATTTCAGAAACCTCAAGAGGGATCAGGCTGTAGTTTGTATCTGATGCACCTGAGCCAGTTCTAGAAATCTTATAGAACCGGTCTGTGATCGTACCAAACTCCTTGGCATACTCAATCAGAGTAAGACCAACATGGCGCTGATTAAAAGTCGTGTCAAGAACTCTCGGCTCCCAAACACCCGGCTCTGTCTCAACAGCAATGTTGATCAGAAGATGAGGCTTTGGTCTCCAAGCTTTATCAACAGTAGACTTCTCAGCAGCCCAGCAACGATAGTTGTACTTTTCTAAACCGGCAGTAGAGGCAGCCCTCCACTTCCAATTAATTGGCGATGTAACAACCGGCACATTAATTGCAGTACCAGACTCATCGTCATAATTCTTAGCGTCCTCCGTCATTTCCTGACGGAATCTGATCCGGTACGACTCTCCTGCCGACACCGTGAAATATTTCTTAACAGATGATTTTCCACCTTGTGGTGTGACCACCTGCTTTTCTAATTCATTTAAAGTTTTCATTGATTTAAACATGTTGTTCTCCTATATTGTAAGTTTTTTGTTTTCAATTATGTTTTGTATTTGTTGTTTGTTCATCTCACCTGGGTCTTTAAGCCCAGTTGAGTTTTCCACCGTGTAAATCTCTTTACCACGGCAGAGATCTATTATAGCACATTTCATTGCCTCCCCTGCCTCGTCGTTATCAGAAAAAATTATGATTGAATCAAAATACCTTTTCATCATCTTGACTTGGCTGGATGTTACTTGTGCTCCAAGAGTTGACACAACATTTGGATAACCGGATTGATGAATTGCCATAGCATCAACACTGCCTTCTGTAATTATACAACTGTTAAAGGATTTGGCGTTCTGGAGATTGAAAAGGTAATCAGCCCTACGAAAACCACGGTTATAAAGATATCTAGGTTCTTGATCCTCACGAATTGCCCTGCCGATGTAACCGACCAGTTTATAAGACTGATCCCTTACTGGTATTACGATTCTTTCTTTAACTCTGGAAAAGCCGACCTCAAAGTATTCAAGGGTTTCAAGAGTAATGCCTCGATTTGTGATCCCCTGCAATAACACAACATCTTCTTCTTTTGAAAAATCAATTTCAATATCAACAATGTCCAAGTCTTCTGTATGCTCTTTTTTGAAAAAACCTTTTTCTATCTCTTTCTTAAGAGCAATCGGATCTAACTTGATATCTTTACCGTATGGCTTGCCAGTTAATGCTTTGTAAAGTTGTCGGAAATTTCCTTTCTTGCCACAAGATGGGTTGAAGCATTGCCAAAGCCCAGTTTTCCTATTGATATAGAACGCAGGACTATTTCTGTTTTTGTGAAAAGGACAAAACAAATTAAACTCTTGTGATGTTTGAGATTCAATGCTAATAGAAAGTTTCTCTAACAACTCAAGAATCTGTGATTCCATATCAAATATTGAAAATGATTTGAAATTTGAAGATTTCATTTTTTCTGTCGTAGTCTGTTTTCAGCACAGTGTTTTTAAATTCTCCGTGCTGAGAGCGCCATTCATCCTCAATCCAAGGTCTAAGCCTTATAATAGTTTCAATATCTTCGGCTTCACCTGAAATTGCTTTCTTAGGTATTAAATATCCCATTCTTCCTGCCATTTCCCTGTTTCAAGGTTCCATCTTAAAAAGAAACCAAATTGTGTTGATCTTCTGACTTTTCTAGATACGATCTGGAACAGGTCGGAATTATATTCACGGTGGATAGCAAGCACTAAGTCAGCGTCGTAAGCTAACTGCTTGCTCCAAGCAACCTCTTCTAATTCCGGTGGTCTTTCGGAGTGACCATCGCTCATTGTTACAGCAGCAACATCAACAATTGGCACACCATTCTTGACTGCCATTCTTTTAAAAGCTTTAGATAAATTTTTGGCTTTCTCTGTCTCATTGCGAGCACCAGAAGCGTCATCAAATAGACCGTGATAATCAAGAATAACAATGTCTGGTTTATACTGATCTATTTTTGCCTGCACCATATTCTGGTCTGCTGTTTCAAGACCCTCAGATGTGACAAGATGAATAGCGTGCTTACCATCAAAAGTCTCCTCAGCCCATTTCTCATAAGGCTCAACAACAGTTGGATTGGCCCTTACAAGATCTGTATTAGTAAATACACCACTGCCGTTTGTAAGTAAAGTGTCTAGCCTGTGGCCTTCCTGCTGTTTATTCATTTCTAATGAAATAATTAAAGGCCTGTAGCCTGCGCGCCATGCGTTTACTGCGAACAGTCTTGCAATAAAAGACTTACCAACTCCAGTCCATCCCAGCAGGACAATAAAATCACCCGGTTGCCAACCGCCAAATTGCTTATCAATAACATTGATACCACTAGGGATACCCTGCAATTCGTTATTGCCCCTCTTGGCTCGCTCTCTTAAATCAACAACCCTGTCCTTCCACTCACCAGCAAGATCAGTATCTTTGAGGTTGCTGGAGAATTTATAAAGTTGTAATGTGTTCTCCATAAGATACGCCAGCGCCTCTTTAGGACCAAGATCACCAAGAAGCGCATTTGCTCTAGAGACAATAACCCTAGTTTGATAAGACAAAGACTCTTTCTTTGCCTCATCTATATAATATTTTAGTGGTTCTGGAGTTGCATAAAACTCAAACTCAGGATGGTGCTGTTTTACAGTTTCTTTTGACGGAACTTTTTTGTGCTCATCATAATGATTGGTAATAAAATTCCAAACATCTCTATACTCTATAAAGACATTTTCAATGCCTTCGTTTACTGCCGTAACATAATCATTTGTTTGCATTAAAGAATTCAACAAACGTACTTCGTAATTCATTCTTTCATCATTCTGTCGTGAGTGTCCTTAACAATTTGCATAAACATGTTCTTAGACTCTCGTTCTTGCTTTACCTTGTCTGTAATTTTTTTAGACTCAACCGCAAAATCAAAAATAAGAAACGGTCCTGGTCTTGATTTTACGAAATGGGTTATGGAATCAAACAACAACCCTGAGTCGTAGTGTTCGGCTAATGCTTGAGCAACAGCCTCTTGCCTCGGTGAATCTGGAATAAATAATTTATTTGATTCTCTGCAGGATTTTTCTAAGAACAGAAGAAGATCTTGTCCTGTTGTTCTGTCGCTCATTTTCAACCTCCTTCCAAGTGTAGTTTAGATATTCAAATTCAGAAATACCACCGTAAGTTCCATAAATGTCTCCAGAATTCCATGCATATGTAAAGCACTCTTTTCTTACTGAACATTCATTGCACACTTGAACGGCTTGTTCTATTTCTGATTTTTTGTATGAAAACCAAATACTTCTATCTTTGTGTTCAAAACACAAAGCTTTAGATTTCCAATCTTGCGTATTACTGCTTTTCACTGTCTAACTCTTGGAGTTTGGCTTCAATTTGGCTGTCAATTGAATCCCAAAGTCTCTTCCAAGCGTCTTCATCTTCAAGCGAAGTCGCCTTGCATTTAGCACCAGCATCAAGCCTTAGCGATTCGTAATTGCCAAGATTTTTGGTAATACCAATGGATGCCCAAATCTCCACTTCATTTGTATTCTCTGCCATGTCATTCCCTTGTTTTTGCTTGGACCTTCCGAGAAAGGTTTTGTATTGTGTATTTTTTTGTATTTACAACTGGTCTACCAGGTGTTCTGGTGTTGAAAAATTCAACCATGATGTAAACATCCTCCTCAGTATAGTAGCGCCAATTGCTATAACCGGGGCATCCGCCCCCAAACTTTTTTGCTTCAGGGATAAGAAATTTTTTTTCATATTTTCTAAGAGTATCAGGTCTTTTTTCCACAATCTTAGCAACTTCACCAACAGTATAAATTCTATATAGAATTATTTCGTGACCAACAAAAGGAATTTCAATAATTTCTTTGTTATCAAGTCTTTGTACATAAATTTTATTTATCCTCTTGGATATTTTTTTTAATTTAACGATATAATTTGAATATGTATAAAATTTATTAGTAACAAGAGCATTATTAATCATTTCTGCCTCTTATAACCACTATTCATCTTAGAGACAAAATCTTTCAAAAAGGATAATTTTACATCTCTAGTATCTGCACATATGGCACATGTGATATCAATGTAATACTCACCAGCAAACCAATACTCTTCTCCTGCAAACTTTGGTCCACCGCATTTGGAACACTTAAACCTTAGACCTTTGATGTTCATAATCAATCCAGCCAGCAGTTGTATTCAGCAGTAACAATTCCCCTCTCTGGGTGAACAAACATCAAAGGCTGAGAGGCTCTGCCAACAGCAGCCAAACTCTCCATTGCATAAGTATTTGTTGACTCTGGGCTACCCGAAATACGGCACTGAACTGTGTTAAATGTCATTTTAGTAGGAGTATGGAAATGTCCAAAATACACATCATCAAAATGTTCCGGTATAGCACCAACCTTCCAACCGTACACTTTTTTCTGGAAAGAGTAGAATGTTGAAAGACTACCGAACTGGTCCCCGTGAATTAATAAAGATGTATAGTTTCCAATCCTGTCTATTCCGTACCAGTTTCTTTCACCCCGGCCGTCTGGGATAACAAACTTAATACGCTTTTCACTTTCAAACATTAACTGCACTATTCTATACAACATTCTGTCCCCATTTGTCTCTGGGTCGTGATCTCTTCTACCTCTGCCACCAATGGCACCGTGATTTCCGATCACACCAACAAAGGTTATGTTTTCAAAATTTTCCAACATCTTAGTAATGAACTTTTTCATTATTCTTGGACCATCGACGGTAATTTGTCTATACAAACCACCGTCAACGAGAAACGACTGGCCAGGGAAGATCAATTCCCCTTCAATAATGTCACCCAAACACCAAATGTGTAAATCCTTAACCGGATGGTCCTGCCTTTGGATTTCAGTAAGGTGTATAACCTTTTCTGCAAACTGGTCAATCCGACCTTCGCAAACCGTTGAGTTGTAATCAGGAGTAACTTTACACAACTGCCAGTCAGCGAGAACGGCAACAGCAACCTCTTCATTTTTCTTAGTAGAAAGTTTGGCAAGTTTTGGTTTGGGAACAGGAGCAATTTTGTTAGACTCAATGTCTTCCTTAACTGCACGGTAAACAGCATCAGCTAAATGGTCTTCTTTGCTCTTTAATTTTTCAAACTCCTGCAGCAGTTTTGTATAACTTATTTTTAATTCTGATTCCGACAATATCGGGGTGTCGCTCAAAGCATCTTTTGGCATTTCAATAATTCCATTTTCTTTTCTATATTTACAAAGCCCCATAGAGTCAATAGACTTACGGCACGATGAGTCTGCATAGCGCTGATTGGCGGTATTTGGAGTGAACTCCACGCCACAGCCCTCTGCTCCACAAATTTTCATAAGGTCAATTATATCAGATTTGGCAGGGGGCGGGTTTAATCATTTGGGAATTTTTTTCTCGGTGAAGGAAGCCGATTTGTAACCTTTTTTTTACCAACCCGATTTCTATCATTCATGTTCTTGCGCAACTTTTCACGGTGCTGTTCGCTTGGCCTTTTACCTTCTCTATGAATTGCGCTGTGTTCTTTCTGTGAACATAAAAATAAATTTTCTAAACGATTATCTGTTTTTATCTCATTAATGTGGTGAATGCTTTCCCAAGCATGCAAATATCTTTCTAAATATTCCTCAAAAATAGCTCTATGTTCATAAATATAGCCCTTAATATTTGCGGGGTGATCTGGGTTGAGTATTCTTACATAGCCTTTATCGTCTATGTATTTACCACCATTATAGTTTGGGTTGGATTCTCCGAAACCAACTTTATCAGACCACTCAACATCTTTTCTTTTGGATGCGAGTTCTCGTCTTTGCATTTTATCCCTGACCGCCAATGTCCTCTACATAAAATTGCATTCTATTTTCATTGCAAGGAATTGTGAAAGTTGACGGGAAGGCATTGCTTGAACCGCTGTCTCGGTAAATTTCAACATTAAAAACTCCACTACCATTAGAACCAGCAATTCCTGCTGAAGTGGTAGTAACAAATGTGTATGTGCCAGCTCCAAAAATAATAGGAGCTGATCTTATGGTTGTATTTGCGGTAGTCGGAGCACCAGCAGCGGCATTTAAGTATGTGTGAATTGGCTGGTGGATTTTCCAATTATATATAACAGTTCCAGAAGCAGGAACATTACCAGATGTTAATCTTAAAACATATGTTGCATCTTCTTGCCCAGGGTTGGAAACTTGAATGCCGGGGAATACAAGGTTTAACCTAATATATCTGCTACCTGGTAGTGTAACTGAATTATCAACACCGCCACCTTCATTTTTAAGATTTATTATCTCATGGTATGTGTCCATGGTTGCATGAGATATTGAAGATGTAACTTGTTTAATTTTTATTAAACCTCGCGGGTTGTCGTCAGTTGCCTCCTTTACCTGCTGTATGTTTTCAGACATCTGCTGAAGGCGCTCGGATGTGATGGGGGTACCCGCTGTCCAAGCAACCTGAGTATAATTTTCATAAGCCATATTATTCCATTATACTCCGATTATCTCATTTAATCTAGCCTCTAGATTTTCTACTCTTTCTATTAATTCTTTTATGGCAGAGGTTAATATGGGGACTAGCCCAGCATAATCAACCATCCATGGACTATTTTTAACATCGTCACCGCCAACTGTGACAGGATGGGGATACGCTTTGTATAAATCTTGGGCTATAAAACCATGTGCTTCTTTATTGGGATCTTCAATCCATTTAAATGAAACTGGATTAATTTCTTTGATTATTGATAAACCGTTAGACAATATTTTAATATTTGATTTTAATCTACTGTCTGACGAGGTGACGTACTTAACTGCCGAACTTCCATTAAATTCAATAGCACCAACAGCGTTGTTAGTATTGTAATTTACAAATCTTATGAAGTTCATGCCGTTGTCGTAACCCCTACTCATATCAAACATCTCACCAGTAGTGCTTGTCATTGTAAAATCGCAACGCCCTGTTGACCTAATACGTGCCTCAGCGCCTGATCCATTGGAGGTAAGGAAATAATCTTCAGCACTAAAACGATCAGTTCTTATGAAATCCTTAAATAACTGCGTGTTCCCTGTGCTGTTATCTGAGTTCATTATTCTTATACCGGAACCACCCGTCCCTCTCAAAAACCCGCTTGTAGTGATTTCAATACCGTTTGTCCCATCCGAGACCATCATTGAACCGCTAAAAACACCATCTGCACCCGTTATTGTTGCACCCGATAATGAACCTTGAAATAATCCTTCTTGTGCATATAGATATCCATTAGAATATAGAACAGCACTTCCGTTGTTGCTGGCAATATAAGTTGAAGCAATGTCCCATCCGCCAACATAACCATCATTTGCGATAACTGTTCCACGAACCAACACGTCGCTAAATTCAGCAATACCATTTGCATTGATTGCCCAACCTACACTGCCTGATATATAATTATTGCTTTTAATTATAGCATTTGTTGTAACGAAATCTGACTGCAGATCAATGATTGACATTACATTTTCAATTTGCGTGTTGCCAATTGCATTGGCTGCTATTTTAATACCAGTAATTGTCCCAGTCGCGATTTCATTGGCCGTAATAGTGTTAGCAGCTATTTGACCAGCAGTTATGGTGTTGGCAGCTATTTGACCAGCAGTTATGGTGTTAGCAGCTATTTGATTAGCAGTTATGGTGTTGGCAACAATTCTGTCTCCTTGAATTGTATTGGCGGTTATTGCTTTACCATTGAAAGTATTTGCTTCAAGCCGAATACCAGCCGGTTGTAAAACTTTAGACTGTATAGTTCTGACAATAAAGTCTTCAAAATTAATTCTATTTTGCTCCTGACGAGTGATTCTAGTGGGGGAACCAACAGTGCTGGTTGTAAAATCAAAAACAGAATATTGGCCAACATCAATCAATGTAGAATTAATACCATTATGGCTGTGACCGCCGGTTGCTTGAAAATAAATTGAATTTTCTGATGCCATTACTCCGCCTTTCTTAATAAAATTTTATGTTCAATTGTGTCGCCAAAAGAAATGCTATGAGAAATAACCCAATAACTAACATTTGTAATATCCAAACTTAACAATTCAGTTATTTCAATTCTATCACCAATTTGAATTTGCGGGATGGCAATGCTCGTAACATCCACGACAGGCATTGGTGTTGTAAATTTTGATATTAAAAAATCTGCTATGGTTTGTGCTTTTACAGGGTCCATAATATATGGATTATTAATTACGACTTCTTTTAAACCATATCTTCTTATAGATTCAGACAAAGATGCCACTTGTTTTTTAACTTGGTTAGAACCAGATTGACCAATCACTGGGACACCAGAGATAGATGTTGCCTCTTGCTCCCCCGTTAAAGGGTTTGTGCCCTGAATGTACGCTAGATTACCGCTAGGAAGCGCCGAGGTCGCTGATAAAACGAGTTCGGCAAAATACGGCGTTGTGTTGAATTTAGAAATTTCCAGAAGCGGTGGCGATCTAAAAGCAGCGTTTGCTGCCGTAACGAAAGGGAACAGGATATTAAAAACTGGGGCTCCTTCATATTTAATTTCATAATACCTAGATTCTCTGACAGGATCGTTTGCATAATGAGCAGATGGTGTTGTGTCAAACATCCCTCTTTCAACATTTAAAAAATTTTGTGAATCTAAATCATTATATTTAATAATTTCGTTACTTATTTTAATATAACCGCTTTGACTAAAAGGAGGAGTATTTGTTGTATTTACAGGTATGCTATTAGATGATGAAGATATATTATTTCTTAAAGTAACAGCACCAAGTGTAGAGCCCTCTGTTGCGTTCCACACAGGTCTCCTGGATGTCAAAGCAGGAATTTCGTCTGTAACCTCAACAGTTACTTTATTAACTTGTAATTGTACATTATATTCTGCTGAAACGATGTGAGAGTTGCCTGATATTTGTTTTTGCACAGAGTAGTGTTGGTCAATTGATGGTTCATAAAATCTATAAAAATGGTAATAAGTAAATTTATTATTTTCATCAACAAAGAATCTGCCAAAATCACCAAGTGCAATATCATCAATAATTGCCTTCACACTCTTTTCGTTTCCGTATAAATGTGGAAATTTTGTTAGTGGTTTAATTTGTGTTGCAATATATCTATTGCGAATTTCGTCTCCATCTAAACACTTGTTATATATAATCAACTCATCAATTAAAAAATCTTTACCAGCATTAGCAATTGTGATGTCTCCCAAACCAAATGTAGAAACTATGGAGTTGCTTTCTGTGGCTTTATGTTGGCCGTTTAAATAATATTTTATAACTTTATTTTTTTTTGTTACACAAATGTGTTGCCATTTATCAGGATCTAAGGCCGTATTTGTAGATACTATTTTATTTCCATTGCTACCATTTAATGTAAAACCATTTCCAGAGTTATTATAAAAAAATGTATAACCATAATTAACGGAATTTGCTGTAGTTACATTTGTTATATATGTTCCGCTATTGCTAAAAGTTCCATTAGGAAATTTTACATATAATTCAATAGTAAATTCTCCATCGTTATATTTAGAAGAATTTGTATTTTCTAAATCTAGAGATTCGTCATAAGGAATTACTATGGAAGAAGACGTTACAACTTTTACAGATTTGCTTCCTGGCTCTGAAACAAGTCCGGTTGTTTGATTAATTTCAACAGGACCAATATACTTTCCGTCATTTCTGTAATGATTTCTGTTTTTAGAATTTTTTACAGATGTCACATTTCTTGAGCCAACAGCATCCTCTGCGACAGTTGTGTACGCAGAACTGACGGGGATCTGCACTTGACCTGACCCAGAAAGTTGGCTATATAGTTTCAATTGGAAACTGCTCCCGCTACCTTGAGCGCCAGCTCCATGGTAGAATTCAATTCTTAATTTATAAGGCACACCGGCATCTAAATTTAAATAGAATCCCAAATATTCATAAGATGTCAAATTTCTTGTTGCAGTTGCCGTTGCATTTAAATTCCAATAATCAAGAATTATTGTATTATCTAAGTACGCCCTAATCCCCGCATTTCTTGTTGAAATATTAATAGAGTAGTCTCCACTTTGAGTAGGAACAAAATATCCGTCAACAACCCCATTAAAATATTCACTTTGAGCTGTTGAGTTTACGCTTTGCAAAACTCCATTAATACTTGGAATAAAAGCAAAATCTGAAATGTCTAGGCACAACTGAGTGTTTGAGTTGAATCCGTAAACGCCCGACGCAGAGGTGCTGTATGAAACATAAGAAGCAGGAATGTAAGGTTTAATTCTTAAAGCCCTGTCGTATGCTGAAAGCTCTCGGTCAAGAGCGTCAGCGACAATATCTTTAAGAGTGTTTTCTTTACCTACTTCAATTTTCCAAGCACGCAGTCTCAACCCCTGTCCTGGGGTGATTGCCACACCCGTTTTATCTGGAGAAAATTCTGAAAACGAATACAGCGCAATTGCGTTTTTTCTTCCATAATCGTTGAATGGATAGATTTGATTTGATTCTTTTTTTGAAATATTTGTCAACATCATTAAGTTTTCAATGGCTTCTCCAACAGTTGCGTTTTGAATATGGAAACCTTTAGTAATTTGTTTTTCAGTTAAAAATTTTGTTTTATCAATGCACTTAACAGAAACCTCCATTGAACTTCCGCCAGTCCACTCATCAATATAGAATTCTCCAAAGTCAATGTATTCAAAAGGATCAAAAGACACAACTTCTCCAGAAGTGTGAGAAGAAGCTGTTGTCGTACCAAACCCGCGTTCTAAAATTGTCACGGTTTTATCTGTTCTTGTGGAGCACAAAACCATTTCTTCATTTAGTTTGTTTGGAGAAATTGTCAAAATAAAGTTGTTTGTTGCATTTCCATTCAAAAATCCTGCCGCGTCCAAAACTGTGAGGCTGTTTGAGGTCGTATTCATGTTTGCTGTCAAAACAGTGTTAACGAGTAAAGAGTTGCTTTTTACAATTTGCCAACCGTTATATATGTTAACTTTAAGATCTTTTTTCATATACTTGCCGTATAGTGAATTATCATTAAAAGGACTGAAATGTTTTGTTGTATTATCAAGAGTAATAGAGGCCGTGCTTGAGCCACCTCCTCCGATAGGAATGGAATTTTCATACAATTCCCCCACCCTATCCACTGAGTGACTAATTACATAGTCTGTAACATCAACCTCATAAATTGGAACAACTTCCATTATCCGAGCATTGTCTAGTTTATTTCTAGTACTTAAAATTGTAAGTTTAATTTGATAAATATCGTATGTTCCAGCAGTATCTGGAATATTATGAATTTTATAATATTCGTCTTTGCCCATTTCACCGTACTGATCATAAATTTTTGACAGTGTGTTATTGTAAGCTTCTATTCTATACCATTGAACCTTGCCGAAATATTCAGATGTTACAATTTTTATCTTATTTATTTTTCTTTGTGTAAAAGTATACTCAACATAAGGGGATGTAGTAAACGCAAAACCGCCATCGGCATATGTTGATGATGTTGATTTAGCATTTGATCTCCAACCAAATTTAAAATTATCTTCTGTGTCTGATGGCATTGCGTACCAGTTGCCATTTGCTCTAATAACTTGACCGTGCTCATCTTTATCATTACAGACAGCCCAAGCAAAAGTTTGGCGTTCAGAACCGCTCATTGATTGTTCCGGTTTAAAGTAAAACCCAGATTGGAGAGTGGTCCCCGCCATTTGAGTACTCCTAGTACCCCGAGATGTGTTGGAATATGTATCATTTGTTGCTATCGTAAGATTTTCTACATGTCTATTATCTAAAAATGTAATTAAAATTTTAGGTTTGACCCTTTGTGCATATGCATTCGTAGCACTAGAAAATGAGTTGGACAGCGTTTTGCCGTGCATATCTTGCGTTAGCATTAAACTTCCTCCAACTCTAAATCGCATTTATAAAAATAAACATTCTGAGTTAAATCTCTTCTCACAATGTCTTCTGTGTAGGACTTTACAAATACATTATAACTCGTCTCAACCGGCAAATCTTGAGGATTCGTACCGTAACTTATAATTTTCAAAATATGAGAATTCATGTCGCTTGCAATTTCTCTTATATAATCCCTGGCTTCTCTTTTATCAAAAGTTTCATATTTTTTAGATGGCAACCATTCCCAGCCAATTTTTACAACCATTTTATTTGGAGTACTTGATTTATAATATCTAGATTTTTTAGAATTCCAATTTATTTTTTCAACTTTTACTTGACCAACATCATAACTAATATTTCTATTTTGAGCGGTGAGAGGCTTGTCGTCTAAAACGATTAAAGAAACAATTGAACCTGGGAAGCGGCTTGTTGAGGTTATTCTGAGTATGTCAGCAACAACCAGACCTGTGACTATTGACAAATTTGCTTTTAATAAAAGAATTTCGCCAGCCAGCAACACAAACAACGAAGAACCAGACAGGTTTGCACTTAAGAGTTTGATAATTTTTGCATTTATGGTTGTGTTTAAATTTGAATCAAGATTAACAGCAGCCTTTATTATTTTTAAAGATGTAATGTTTGTAGAAAGATTGCCTGTTTGCGTCGCTGGTATGGCATACCTAATGGCAAGAGAAGTTGCGCTTAGGTCCACACTCGCATCGGCAATTACCAAAGCTTTTAAAATGTAAATTCCAACAACGACCGTTGCGCCATCAATACTGAGTATTGAACTAACTGTTTGAATTAGACCAGCCAAAGCGGTTAGATTTGATTCAAACGACAGAGCAGAGTCTGCTTTTACAATTTTTCCTGCAACTGCTGTTTGTTCTGACTCAATAGAAAGGACGGCAGCAATTCCGATAATTGGGCCTCCGTTGTAGAACTTTTCACCAGAAGCATTTGCTGTAATCTCATATGTAAATTCTTCGTTAGACATTACACTTCCTCAAAAACCATGTTAACTCTATAATAATCACAACCTTGAGAAATTTCTCTTCTTATAAGAGATTCCGAATAAGATTGGAGATATACATCTATTGTTTCAGCATTCTCATCTGCTGTAATTTTTATTTTCATTGGTATTTTATTTGCAATTGCTGTAAGCGACTTTAAATAATCCCGCCCTTTTCTATTGTCTATTGTTTTTGAAGAAAGAGATGGCAAATAATCCCATTGAAAAGAAAATGTTCTTTTAATAGACCTGTAATATCTTCTTTTGGAGCCAGAGTCCAGTTCAACTTCTGAGGCATTAATGTTTATCACATCATTTATTTGTCGGCCCTGCTCGGTAATTTCTTGATTATTTAAAGACAAAAAACTTACAATTGTCATTACATTCCTCTATTCAAGCCATTATATGTTGTTATAACCCTTGATTCAAGACCGGCTTGTTTTTGGTTAGCTGGGACAACCTTTACATTGTATTCCCTCATCATTGAATTAAACCATTCTTTTTCACCAATAAAGTTATCAACATAGAAGTTATAATTATGAGTACTTTCAGAATTTAGACTTTGTACTCCAACTCCTCCGTTTACAATTTTTGCATATGTTGACATTGGTGGAACATACTTTGGTATTTCCGGGACAGAGATGTTGCTGACATAGCCACCGACTTTGTATTGTTTAGCCCCACTAAATATCCCTTTATTTATTCTTGAAAGGAGATCAATACCGTATTTATCAACTGATGCTTTGTTAATAACATATTCTCCGCCATGAAGAATTGCTGGCACTCCAAGGTCCGACAGACCTGTGATCCGCCCCCCTTGGAAGCGTCCTTTTGCTCGGTACCCGTCTAAGTAAAGCTGTCTTTTTCTATAAACATCTTCTCCGCCGGGGAAAAATTCTTTTCTTGATTTTGCATCCCAATCAAGCGGGTTACGAAGTGCCTTTTCCGATCTTGGCTTCCACCCCTCAAGTCTTAATTTTTTTGATTCATTTGGTTTTGCTATAGTAGTCCAGCCCCCAAGACCTACCGAATCTTTCTTAGTGTCAGCAGTTTTCTTGGTCCAGTTTTCGTCCATAAAATTAGAGTCCCAACCAAGAGCAGCCATTCTATTAGCAACCAGCATTTGTTGCAAAGGGGACGCTTGACCTGCTGTTTGTGGATTGCCGTATAGCAATGTACCGCCAAAGTCTTTCCAAGCTTTATTATTTATACTTAAGCCACCAGTTTTTTTCTTAGAAGTATAGCCAACTTTATCCGCGTCCTCTGCCCAGCCGTGCGCTGATTCTTTTGGCTGTACCAAATTCCACCATTTTTCGGATAAACCACCGTTTTTCTTTTGTTTTTCAAATTCAGCTCTTTCTTGTGCAACTTGTTTGTTTTCCCCTATTTGTTTTCCAAATTCTTTTACAATTCCACCCTTAAAGAATCTTGGGATTAAACCACCAGTAAAACTTCCGTCAGGATCGGGCGGGAGACCTCTCTCGATCCGCAGCTGGTCTAGGAGTTCTTGTATCTCATCTTCTCTTGAACTTTGAATATATGCTATCTCTTCTGAACTCAAGACAAGGCGAATGTTGTTTAAGGTTCTGTTAACGTTTTCTCTCATCTCGTCCACGATTG